TACAAACGAATCACTATGGTAGTCGGAGAAGACCGTCTACGTGAGTTCGAAGTCCTGTTGAACAAGTATAACGGAACCAAAGCACGTCACGGTTTCTATAATTTTGAGAAGATATCTGTTGTATCTGCTGGTCGTAGAGACCCAGACGCAGAAGGTGTTGAAGGTATGTCTGCGTCTAAACAACGTGCCAATGCAAAAGAGAATGATTACCCTGCATTTGCTCAGGGTGTACCAAAGTCTATGTCCGACAAAGATACACGGAAGTTGTTCAATGATGTACGGAAGGGCCTAGGTCTCAAGGAAGAGACATCTTTTAAACGTCACATTGATATGGGTTCAACTGGTGATATCCGTGAATCATATGTCAAAGGTAAACTATTCGAACTTGGTGACACTGTTGTTATCAAAGAAAGCGATGAAGTCGGCATAGTATCTGTACTGGGTGCGAACTATGTTATCGTTGAATGCGGTGACAAGAAAGTTCGCAAGTGGTTAGATGCAATTGAACTTGTCGAGAAACAGGACAAGGACATCAAAGACCGTGAAGGAACTCAACCCGCACGTTATCATTCAGGACTCAAGAAGTCTACCAAGGTAAAACGTGACGCACACTTCAAAGCAAAGAAAGATGGCCCTGCGCCAGGCGATGCGACTGCCAAGACTAAACCATCCAAGTACACCAAATCATTCAAAGATATGTATGAAGATGTTTCTCAGAAAGAACTCAATGACCTAGAGAAGTTTGCTGACCGACTACTGAACAAGTTTGATGTTGACATCGAATTCACACGTCACTTTGCTGACCGTATGAATGACAAACGTAACAAACCCGCAATTACTATTGCAGAGTTACAACGTCTATTCAAGAAGATGGCAGACAACAAGGGTAAGAAGATTAAGAAGCACGGTAACTCAGAAGCAATCCTCAAGGATATGCAGTCTGACCTTAATCTACCTGTTGTAATCAACTGGAAGAATGGTGAGTTCGAAGTTGTTAACAAAACAATAATGCGTAAGAAGGCCTTTAAATCTCCTGACCCAGAACTCAAATATGAGGGTAGAATGTTTGACAAGTTAAAGTCAGTCACCATCGACAAGAAGTCATATCAAGATGCATTGAAGGCACTCAAGACTTTAATACAACGCAAAAAGAAAGATGGTGGTGGTATACTCAAACATAGTACCAACTACTATGCACAACAAGTCGCTAGGACATATCAAGGTATGAATGACCGAACTCTTCATAAGATGTTAGGAGAAGATTGTGGTGGTGCTGGTGAAGAAGGTACGGACAAACTCCTCAAGAAATATAAGAAAGATACTCCCATGGCAGAAGATGCTGTGGAGAAAGCACGAGATAGTATCGCTAAAGAAAAGTCACAAGACAAGAAAAAACATGACCGTCTACTAGACCTTGCAAGACTTAAACGTGCGAAAACAAAAAACAGGGAGACGAAACCAAATGCTTAAGATGGTAATGACCCGAAGAGCAGGAGAACTCACTGAGGGTGCATTGGCAGACAAGTCTAAGAAGTCTGGTATCTCTGTAGATACATTGAGAAAAGTTTATAATCGTGGCGTTGCCGCATGGAAGACTGGTCATCGGCCAGGAACTACTCCCCAACAGTGGGGATATGCCCGTGTTAATGCCTTCATAGTCAAAAAGAAAAAAGGTGGTCTGAACCACGATAAGGATTTAACGTAATATGAAAACAATAAAAGAACTGATGACAGAAGCATACCAACAATTCTTGGATAAGTCACCTAGTAACTGGGGTGAGGAAAAGGTAGTCGCTTACGGAACCAAGAAAGGTTACAAAGTGATTGGTGTATGTGGACATGGTAAGGTAGACGGTATCGTACTGTTCGGTCTGGATGCGGGAGACAAGAAGTATGTCGGTAAGGAAGCAAAAGTCAAGACTGGTCAAACAGTATTCCGTTATGCTACTCGCAATAGTATGGCGGGTGACATCTTTCCGTTAGTTAAGATTGATGTTAAACGTGGTCTTCTATATAACCTATCACAGAAGTCAAATGATGGTGAAGTCGATTACGCAGAGTTCGACAGTAAGAGTTCTAAGTTGCGTTACTTACGTCTTGCCGCAACTGCTAACCTTCGTGACATTACTGGGTTCGACCCAGGCTTTGGTTCGATGAAAGAGTCTGTAGACCTTGAAGAAGTACGCAAACCCGTATCGCAAATGACTCCTGCTGAGAAGAAGAAAGATGCCGAAAGACGTAAAGAGTACAAGGCATATCAGAAAAGTAAGTTTCCCACTAACACTAGTGCTACCCAAGGTAAACGAATGGGAGAGAGGGAGTCTGTCGAAGAAGGAAAAATGAAAGAGTTTCATGCTATGGTCAAGAAGGGTATGACTGCCGCACAGATTGCTAAGAAGATTGGCATGAAAGAGAAAGATGTCGCAGAGTTCATGAAAGGTATGAAAGAATCAAACGAATTACAAGAGGGTAAGAACCTCATCCCCGACTTTCAAAAAATCGTAAAGACTAAGGGTGCAGCTAAAGTTGGTGGTGTCATGATTGATATGTTTACCGCCAGTGCTATCACCCAAGCATACGATAAAGTTAACCCCGCAATGAAGAAGAAGATGGAAACATCTGATGTTAACAAGCTTGTTGGACTTGCACAGAGACTCATGGGAGAGTCTGTTGTTGCCGAATCCGCAAGAAAAGACGCAATGAGAGATATAGGTAAACGTGGTAGAGATAGTGCCGATATAGATAATGACGCAACCGATGATGACCGCAAGGCGGCATCTAAGAACGTATTGATGCAAATCCGTAAGTTGTCTGACCTACCCAAAGGTGGTGAGATTGAGTTTGAAGGTGGTAAGAAGGGTAAGATGTCACAGGATGATGCGAAGAAAGTGTCCAAGTTGTTTGATATACTGAAGAAACCACAAGACAAAAAGAATTTCCAGAAAATAATTTCTAAAGACTTGAAAGCTATTCAAGGATTGTTAAAAAGATTAGGAAGATAATGAAATCATTTAACGAACATTGTTGTGGTTCTGAGTCCAATCTGGTAGAGAATAATGTCTATCGGGTTGGTTCTGAGAGATACTTCGAGTACTTCCGTGATGTTCGTGAATCATACCACGCAGGTAACCTAGAGGTTCAACCTCACGAGATTGATATCATTGAGGGTAACCTTGGTGAGTTCGCAATCTATAAGGGTGAGAATGTTGCGTTAGATTGTATCTTCGAAGCAGAAGAAAAGAACCCACCGTTGAACAAACCCAAAGTCGGTGGTGCGAAGAAGTACTATGTGTATGTCAAAGACGGAGACAAGGTAAAGAAAATCTCTTGGGGTGACACCACTGGACTCAAAGTTAAGTTGAATGACCCTGCCGCACGTAAGTCTTTTGCCGCACGACACGATTGTGCGAACAAGAAGGACAAGACTAAAGCAGGATACTGGGCGTGTAACCTACCACGTTATGCCAAACAACTTGGACTGTCTGGTGGAGGAAACTTCTTTTGGTAAATTACCTGACGGTGCCTCCCGTTTATACGGAATTAAAAGTAAGTAATGGTAAGATAAGGGTTTTTAGAGAAGATGTACCAGAAGAACAACTAGTATGGCATAGAGACGAGAAAGATAGAAGTCTCCACGTCATAGAAGGATTTGGTTGGTTGTTACAATATGACAACCGAGAACCTATAGACCTGTTAGAAGGTCATAGTTATAGTATAGATAAGATGGAGTATCACCGAATAATTAAAGGTGATGGTGAATTGGTAATCAGAATATATGAAGCTGCTTAATGTATTATATCGTGGTGGAGCTGGTGGTGAGTTCTTTGGTGGTCTGTTAACAGAACATCATAGTATTGCTACCAAGGGACTAAGATACAACGAGGAAACCGAGAGATGGTTTCTGGATAGAGAAGACTATCAGTCACACGAACCAGAAGTAACTAGGGTAAATCCTAGAGACGTACAGAACCCGAAGTGGAATAGTAAGTTGTGGAATGTAAGGTTAGACCATGGATATGGTTTCCCTATCAATCCAGACTTCTGGGCTGACTATCTCTGGAATGATTGTGAAGAGACGAAGACTGTTATCTTCTTGTCGTTGAACAAAGAGAGTCTTGATTATACCCAATCTCTTGCGAGAGCAAAGTTGGTTAAAGATTCAGACAGAGAATCTGGTAAGAATATGATTTTGGATGGTATCCTCAACCATGACCAGTTTTGGAACAGACCGTGGGAATCGCAGGCACACTACTTTGATATGTACATGGGAATAATACCAGAGGGACATAGTGTCTACACGGTAGACCCATATGAACTACTGTTTAATAGTGACGAGAGTACTGCAACAGAATTAGGAAAGTTAACAAACTACCTTGGATTTAAACACCCAAGTAATTGGTTAAATAAGATTAAAACGTATAGACTTAAGAATAGAAGTCTTATAAATAACACTACGTAGGTAGTACTTTAAATAAATGGGAAATACGAATGGCTGTTGTTAAAGACACGCAAGCTTGCAGGCTTCAACGAATCGAAGATAAAGTAGATAAACTTGCGGACGCTATGATTAGTTTAGCGAGAGCAGAAGAGAAATTAGTGGCTATAGAAAAAAGTAATCACAATCACTATGACCGAATGAATAAGTTTTCAAGTAAGTTAGACGAGATTGACAAGAAAGTCGATGCAAACGCACACACCGTTTACATCATAAACAAAGTAGTTTATATAATCAGTGCGGCAATAATTGCCGCAGTAATCAAATATATGTGGATGTAGGAGAAGACACCATGCAAAGAAAAGATATGAATTCGTTAATGGATGCCTACAGGTCAGTTGTCCTCGGTGAATCAGTTGAAATAGACGAAGCCCGTCAAATGAAAGACCCTAAGAAAGACTCTATGGTCTCTAAGGGCGGAAAGACTATCGTAATCGATAAGTCAAAAGAGAAAGAATACCTCGCAAAAGGTTGGACTCTTTCTGAGAAGAAGAAACTCGACCCTGTCGATGACAAGGCAAACGACAAAGATTTCAAAGACCGTAAAGACAAAGACATCGACAACGATGGTGATGTTGATTCGTCTGATGAATTCCTTCACAAGAAACGTGCTGCAACTGACGATGCAATTGATGGTGGAGACAAACCCGCCAAGAATGCTAAACCTAAGAAGGGTGTTAATCCTTTCAAGAAGGAAGAAGTTGAGGTTGAAGACGAAGACGAAGACGGTAAGAAGAAGTCTAAGAAACCTAATCCATTCGCTAAGAAGAAAGACGATAGCGAAGAGAAGGATTCCGAAGATAAGTCTGAAGACGATTCTGATGATGACGAAGAGAAAGAAGTGAAAGACCCTAAAGTTGCTGGTAAGAAAGATGACAAGAAGAAAGTCGCATCTAATGCCAAGACTGCTGAAATCTCTAAGATTGGTGAAGGTTACACCACTAACGAAGAAATCAAAGGACTAGCTGACGCAATCTCAGACCTACACAATATGTGGGAATCTGCCGCAAAGAAAAGTGTTAAAGGTGCTACCGATAAGGGTGAAGAGATTGATTCTAAAGACTCTCCCAAGGCAAAAGAGTTTGCCAAGAAGTCTGGTAAGGGTTCTGTAGAAGTAAACAACGATGACGAAGAAGGTCACGCACTTGCTACTAAAGCAGGTAGTACTGGAACTAAACCAAACTCTGGTAAACGTTCTGTCGATAACGCTAAGGGCGACAACAAGATTGTTAAGTCAACTGTTGCTGAAGAGACTGCGGAAGACATCATTGCACAAGCACAGAACATCATTGATGGTAAGACCATGGTCGAACTCGCTGACATGACTTCTAAGAAAGATAAAGAAAAGAACCCACATGACGCACGTACTAAAGATGCTAAGAATTTCTTAGAACGTATGGCAAAGAGACGTGGTTACGTTAAGGGAGAAAAGTAATGATACAATTACTTGGAACTCAAGCAGCATGTGGCACCAACACTGGTGCCGCAAGTAACTTTGGTGGTGCATCCGCAGTTAGATTGGTTAACACAACTACTACGAATTATCTAGTGACATTAGAAGAGGCTGGGGGTACTGATATTGGTACTTTCACCTTGGGTGGTGGCGCTTCCGAAGTAATTAGAAAATTACCGACTGATAAAATATTCGCTGCAAATGCCGGTGTACTAGGTGTTGCAGTTGGATTCACTTACTAAATTATAGGAACACAATATGACTATTAAAGCTCCCGCATGGTGCGAAAACGCAGTACCGACAGCGAACGGTTGGACAGACCCACAGACTGGTGAAGTGTATGCATCTGGACGATTCACTGTAGAACAAATTGCAGAATTCCACGGACAACCAGCACCACAGGTATTAACTGAAGTGCCCACACCAAGGAACAATTATGTAAAGACACCAACAATGCTTACTGAAGCACCTGTTGGCGGCAAATCTCTAGAAGAGATGACTAAGATTGAACTTGAAGCACTAGGACGTACTCACGGTATTGAACTTGACCGTAGAAAATCTAAAACAGACTTGATAGATGAAGTGAGTGAAGTCATAGACCTGTAAATTTGAGAGGGGGAGAAATCCCCCTTATACATAACTATATGATGAAATTGACAAAAGACAACCTGACGCTGTATGCAGCACAAAACTATCAGAACCCTAGATGTATTGATAGTGAAGAGTTCTTCGAAGACCTCAAGAAAATAAAATATATCAAACGATTACTCAATCGTTATAGAGACACGGGTCAACTATCCGACCGTCTCATTCTAAATCACCTTATTGTAATATTCAATGTCTTCGGTTTTGAGGCTGGATTAAACATCCTTGAACTTAAAATTGAACTTGAACACTGGGGTGTTCTAAAACCATTCCTCATATTCCTGAAAGCAATACAGAACACAGAATACACCAATATAGAAATGGACAAGGTGGTTGTCGAAGCATTAAGGAGTATATAGGTGCAACAACAAATTGACCGATGCGGTGATTGTCATTCCTGTTGTAAATCCTTTGGTTGGATAGACAACAATCAGATAAGACTGATTGAGTTGGACATTCAATACGAATGGGACAGATGTAATAAACTCTGTGATAACAATCGATGCACGATATATGATAATCGGCCTAAGACCTGTTCGGATTTCGAATGTCTTTATGTAGAGTCTGACCTACCCGAAGAGTATCTTCCTGAGAAAGTTGGGTTTGTTACAGATTTAAGAAGGGACGAACATGGTTTGTTTCTGAATATTGTTCCCAACGAATCTAAAAAATACAATATCGATGCCCGTAAATTCGGTGAAGAAAATATAGAAAACATTCTTGTTATGAAAAAAACAGCAGAAGAGATGTGGTCGGTTCCTGTCAAACAAATTAATGTGTCCTGTATTAACGGAGAGCATTTACTTGAGTGTTAATACGTGTGGCGATTGCAATGTATGTTGTGAGGTTATGGGGTTTACTGGAGAGTGGGCTGAATTTGACAGATATAAAGAAGCCGAGAAGTATGGTGTTGTCTATGATGTCTGGGAAGACTGTAATAAGTTGTGTGATAATAAGTGTACTATTTGGAATAACAAACCTAGAATCTGTGATGAATTTAACTGTTATTATATAACCGAAGAATTGATTGATAAGTATAAACCCAACGAATTTGGATTTGTGATATACGAGAGTCAAGATAAAAAAGATGTCTATTGCGTATCTACAGATAAAACACTACCGCCAGAGATTCAATACCTTAACAACAAGAAGAACTTGGATGAGTTGATTGGTGAGGTTGAAGTAAGTGTTGGTAGAATTAGACCAGTTATACTTATTACGAAACAAGGCAATCTGGTGATTCGAGAATTTAAAATATGAAGTTCTTTATATGTGATGACGAATACAAGTTTAAAAAGACGAGACCAACAGGTCATTTTGGTAAATGGCATTACTCATTTGATAATGAGGTAGAATGTTATATCGGTGATGACTTCGTTGTGTTGTATTGTGGTTACCTCATTGAAGGTGACATAGAAGAGACTGCCCGAGATTTCAGTTTCCACGAAGCGAACGGAAACTTCTTTGCGGTGAAACTCACATCAAATAACTATGAGATATCTGTTGATTACTTTAATAACCATAAGGTCTTTGTTGCTGAGAAGTATGGTATAGAGATAACCAATCATCTCCAATACATGACAATACAACAGGAGGACTTAGCGTTAAAACAGCTTTCGTATGACCTCAATCAACGTGAGATATCTCCGATAGAGTGTAGAACCTTTTTTGGTCACATCGAATCATTCCTACCCGTATACAATTACGTACAGGATTGTAAGGATGCACTGGAACAGGAAGTGTGGGACGTTGAAGAACTCACCGAGTACATACACCAATGTATGTCACAACACGCACAAGTGATTAAGGACAAGTACAAGAAAAGATTCATATCACTGAGTGAAGGTATTGATTCCGCTGTTCAGTCTCAGTACTTTAAAGATGACCCCCAATACCTCTACAACATTCATCCATGTGATGCAGGCTCAGATGGTCTGGAGTATATGAAACTTGCAGCTGAACAGTTCGCTGATACCAATCACTCCACCTATAATTCAGATAAATTTGAAGATTATACATTAAACCATCTAAATGATTCGTCCACACGTTGGTGTACAATCTTACCAACCATGGTGCAAGTAGAGAAGGCCAACCCCGATATAGTCATGTATGGTGTGAATGGTGATGAGATGTTCTTTAGGGACTTAATACCACACCTTCATATGTTGAGTCTCAAATACTATAGTGAGAGTAATTGGTACATTCGAAACAAACTCATAAGTGATATTGAGAATAAGAAACATCAATATGGTGCAACGTATACACTAGGCACAACTAAAGTTACTGATGATTATGTTGAAGAATTTATAAAGACTTGGTTGACAGAACACCGTGACCATGTTATAATGGAATATGATATGTTGAAACTGTTAACACCTAAGTTCTACACACGTGCAATCAGTTGTAACAACGATGTACTTACGGCATCTCTATATAATGATAGAAGGATATATCATGAGGTCTTTAAGACAAAGACAAAATTCTTAGAGGATAATGCAATGGACTCTCCTATACAGAGAAAGTTGCTTGAGAAGTTCGACCACAAATTTACGACACCACATAAAGATGCCTTGTATGCAGATTATGGTGGTTTATTTTCTACTATATTTCGTGCAACAGTACCGCTTTGTATGGAACAAAACATATAAATAAAGTTATGGGAATATTAAAAACAGCAGCAGACTTAGTATACACGATTCGGTTCTTGAAACTGTTAGTCACTCCGATTGAGAACACTGACGCATTCAAGAAAGGTATTATTGATATAAACGGTAAACGTAAGAAGGAATTCAATACGAATAGTACTGATGACCGTGATGCGTATCGTTCACATTATACACCTTTCCACCGACTTGTATTCAACCTCAAGAAGATAATGGCCAAAGCGCCAGGCGGTTCATCTGTTATCGCAAGGTATGGTGCCGCACTCGCACTCATTAAAGAACACGGTGAACTATCTGACAAGAACCTACAGAAGATTCATGAAGCGAGTGGTATTGATATACTAGACTGTCTCGCAGAAGACTCCCAATGGTTTATGATTGAGAACAAAGAACTGTCTCATGGCATCTATCGAATAAAACACGATACAGTCACCGCAAACTCCGCTGGGAATACAATACAATGCGAAGAGCTTGTTAAAAAAGATGATAAGATACGTGTTTGTATGGGACACCAATCACCTATTATGGAAGTAATGGGTCTGGACATCTACAAAGGAATACACATGAACTCTAATCAATGGGTGTATTTCACAACTGGGGAGATTACTCGATGAGAAATTTCAATAAGTTTTATGAGGAGATGACTAGTGTTGGTTCAGTGGCCGGTCTTACAGGCGAACCACCTGTTCATCTAAAGAAGAAGAAGAAGAAACCCGATGTTGTAAAACGGTTCATGGCTAATCGTAAAGAACACAAGGGTGTAACGCATAGGAAGTAAATTATGTTAAGTGGATTATTAGGTAGTGTACTTGGTTTTGGTGGTTCGGTAGTACCCGCAATCACAGACCATTTTAAAGCAAAAGCAAACAACAAGTTTGAACTAGAGAAAATGGGTAAGATGGCAGAACTGCGAGCAGCAGGGTTTGACCATGAAGTTCGTACCTATGAAATTCAAGCAGACGATAAAGAACATGACCGTCTGATTCAACACGACATATCAATCAACCAAGGTACTGGTATTATTGCGGGTCTACAGAAGTCTGTACGTCCTGTAATCACATACTGTTTCTTCGGACTGTTTTGTGCAATTGAGATTACCCTTTTAAGAGAAGCCCTGAATAGTGGACTCCCACTCGCAGATTCTCTAGGTCTATTATGGGACGGTGACACCAAGGCAATCTTTGCCGCTATCATCTCATTTTGGTTTGGTTCTCGTGCAATAGATAAAGCACGAAAATAAACCTTGACTTATTACCCTAACTAGGGTATAATCTAATCTAATCTGAAAAATCTTGGGGGTATATATAATACTACCCCCAAGAATAACTATACTTATGGAAAGCGCAAATGCCCCTCAAAATTGACAAGAAGAAAGACTCCCTACTAGAAGAATACGCAATCGGGATGTTAAAAGATTTTTATTTAAATGATAATGAAAAGAGTCCTCAAGAGGGGTTTGCAAGAGCATCACAAGCATGGAGTAAGTACCGAGATGAAATGGACGATGAGTTAGCTCAACGTCTATACAATTACGTCTCTAATAAATGGTTCATGTTCGCATCACCTGTACTATCGAACGCACCCAACGGAACAAAGAAAGGCAAAGGTATGCCTATCAGTTGTTTCCTTACCTATGTACCCGACACACTAGAAGGTCTGATTGGACACTCATCCGAGTTAAGATGGTTATCCGTCATGGGTGGTGGTGTAGGTGGTCATTGGTCTGATGTAAGAACTGTATCTGATATTGCGCCTGGCCCAATGCCGTTCCTTCATACTGTTGACGCAGATATGATTGCGTACCGTCAAGGTAAGACTCGCAAGGGTTCCTATGCGGCATACATGGATGTGAGTCATCCAGACATCATCGAATTCCTAAATATGCGTGTACCTACGGGTGACGTACAACGTAAAGCATTGAACCTACACAATGCTATCAATATTACTGATGAGTTCATGGAAGCGGTTACTAGTGGTAACACGTTCGACCTACGTGACCCCAAGGACGGTTCTGTCAAAGAATCTGTCAATGCACGTAAGTTATGGGAACGTATCCTAGAGACACGATTCCGTACTGGTGAACCGTACATGAACTTCATTGACACCGCAAACGCATCGTTACCACAACCACTAAAAGATAAAGGATTGAAAATACATGGCTCTAATCTATGCAACGAGATTCATTTACCCACAGATGCACAACGCACTGCCGTTTGTTGTCTGTCTTCTCTAAATCTGGAATACTACGATGACTGGAAAGATACCAGTATTGTTCGTGACATTATCCGTATGTTGGATAACGTCTTGCAGTACTTCATTGACAATGCACCCGACACAATCGAACGTGCGAGGTTTAGTGCCTCCCGTGAACGTAGTATCGGACTTGGTGCAATGGGATTCCACTCCCTATTACAGAAACATGGAGTGGCATGGGAATCAGAAGCAGCACGAGACATCAACAAAGTTGTGTTCCGTCATATTCAAGACGAAGCTATCAAAGAAACTAAACTACTCGCAACCGAACGTGGAGAGTATCCAGACGGAGAAGGGAGTGGTAGACGCAATTCTCACCTTCTTGCAATCGCTCCAAATGCTTCAAGTGGTGTTATCCTGTCAACCTCTCCCTCTATAGAACCACTGAAGGCGAATGCGTACACCCACAGAACACGTGCGGGTTCATTCCTTGTAAAGAATAAATACCTTGACCAGTTACTTACCGATAAGGGTCAGAACAACGAGTCCAACTGGACATCAATTATCACTAACAAAGGTTCGGTACAACATCTACCATTCTTCACAGAAGGTGAGAAGGCAATCTTTAGGACTGCCGCAGAGTTGGACATGAACTGGGTTGTTACCCATGCGGCAGAGAGACAACCGTTTATCTGTCAGGGTCAATCAGTTAACTTGTTCTTCCCGTCTGGTGCGGACAAGGCATATGTAAATAAGGTACACATCAAAGCGTGGAAGGAAGGACTGAAAGGATTGTACTATCTACGCACAGAAGCAAAACAACGTGCAGAGAATGTATCTGAAAAGGTAGAACGTGTGGCACTTGCTGGTGATATGCGTAGTATAGTATACTCCAAGAAAGACTGTCCTTTCTGTTCGATGGCAATGGAAGAACTGAAGTTGAGAGGAATTCCTTACGATAAGATTGACCTCAAAGAAATTGGTAAGACTGCCAAAGAAGTAACAGGACGAGATGTTAAGACCGTCCCCCAAATTTACATTGAAGGTGAGTATGTAGGTGGGTATGAAAACTTAATGATATATTTAAACAAACCAACAAAAACAGACGCAGACGATGAATGTCGTGCGTGTGAGGGATAACCAATGGCATTATTAGAATTTAGCAAAACATACAAACCTTTCCTCTACCCATGGGCGGTGGAACTAACAAAGAAACACGAAGAGATTCACTGGACAGAGGATGAAGCTGATTTATCCGAAGACATTCAAGACTGGAAACTTAAACTTTCTACGCAGGAAAAGGAATTCATTACGCAAGTATTAAGATTGTTCACACAGTCGGACGTACAGGTTGGTGAGAACTACCACGAGTTAATGATTCCCAAGTTTAAGAACAACGAGATACGCAATATGTTATCTTCGTTCGCAAACCGTGAAGGTGTACACCAACGTGCATATGCCTTACTGAATGATACCCTTGGTCTGCCAGACGAAGAACACTCTGCCTTTATGGAATACAAGGAGATGGCAGATAAGATTGACTTCATGAAAGAGGGTGACATCAATACCCAAACAGGACTGGCACTAGTACTCGCACAGTCTGTATTCAACGAAGGTATGTCTCTGTTCGCATCATTTGTTATGTTGTTAAACTTCCAACGTTTCGGTAAGATGAAAGGTATGGGTACTATTGTTGAGTGGTCTATACGTGACGAGACAATGCACGTACAGGGTAACGCAAAGTTGTACCGTGAGTTCTGTGAAGAACATCCACGTATCGTTAACGATGAGTTGAAGTCTAAGATTTACGAGATGGCAAAGAATGCTGTTAAGTTAGAAGAACGATTCATTCACCTTGCTTACCAGTCTGGTGAGATGGAAGGTCTATCAGAGAGTGATGTTAAACAATACATTCGTCACATTGCAGACCGTAGACTGTTGCAACTGGGTATGAAACCTAAGTTCGGTGTAAAGGACAATCCACTACCGTGGTTGGACTGGGTACTGAATGGTGCGTCACACGACAACTTCTTTGAGAAGAGAGTCACCGAGTATTCGGTAAATGGTATGGAAGGTGATTGGGGCTGGGACGCTGTTGTTCCTGAAACTGATGTCGCCAGTTACGTATGATTGACATGGAACCCGAAACATACGAATTGGAATGTTGTGTGTGTGAAACGCAGACAGAGGTACTTGTGGTGAATAGTGAAGAGGAACCATCGTACTGTCCTATGTGTGGGGTAACGATATAGGAAACACATATATACCCTTATGTGGATATATGAAGATAAAGAGTTTGAACCAGAAGACGAGTTCTTGGAGGAATACCAAGGATTCGTTTACTGCTTGACTGAGTTAAGCACTGGTAAAAAGTATATTGGTAAGAAGTTCTTCTGGAAACCCAAGATACTCCCTGTTACTAAAACAAGAAAAAGACGTAAACGAACACGAGTCCAATCGGACTGGCGTAAGTACTATGGTTCATCGGAAAGGGTAAAAACCCTTGTTGAAGGGGGCCAGGACTTCAGGAGAGAAGTTCTCAGACTATGCCGCACCAAAGGTGACTGTTCGTACTATGAAGCTAAACTACAGTTCCAATATGATGTTCTATTGAGTGACGAATATTATAATGAATTTATAGGTTGTAAAATCCATGCAAAACATATTAAATCGTGATATAATTGGTGGGTCTCTAGGCATCATCTATGATGACCATGGTAGGGAAGAGATAGACCTAGCGATAGACCGAGTAAAGAGTCTGTTGAGTAATGTTGGTGTCAATAAGGGCGACCTAGTCACAATCGCTATTATCGTAGTTGACATTAATCATATCGCTTCTATCTTTGCGTGTGCTGAGTTAGGACTGAGAATCTTTATCTTAGATAGTCCTGCGACCAAAGAATCACTACCTTTCACCAAGCTTGCCTTGCATGGGCCCTCTGACTACTACATCTACAGTACCCAAGAAGACACTACACACATATACAACGGTCTCCATGATGAGATGTTGGGACGTTATGGTGGTCTTGGTATTGACGTGATGGGAGACGCAATTTATTCTTCAAACTTCCATAAGGTGGAAGTATTGCCCTCAGACCCATTCTTAGTGAGTTCCACTTCAGGAACAACTGGCGCATCTAGACCAATCACGTTTTCACACCAAGAAGTCTATGATATATCCAAACGTAACATTGACGTGTTTTGGTTCGGTGAGGACGCAAAGGTTATTCACTCCAGAAATTTGCATCACGCATCCGCAATGTTGACTCATCTATTACCAGCTTTGATGAATGCATACTCACACAGTTCATTTGCGATTGGTCACGACCTGAGTCATGATGAAGATGTTGATTTGATGCGAGGTCTGAAAGACTTGCAATGGGTTCCACCATCTAATATAATGATACCCAACAAAGAAGAACTCTATAATTTCCTAGAGACCTTTGCGGGGCCATTCAAGAGAACGGTCAACATCAATATGTGTGGATTTGTACTGGACGAGGAGTTTGTTGACCTTGCGAGAGAATACAATGTTTGTTTTCAGTCACATTACGGTAGTATTGATACCGCTATCCCATTATTTATAAACCGCATTGGTGCGGACAGTACAATCGTACCCAATTCTTTGGGAGTACTATGTGACGACTTTTACACAATATCCCTTGAGGATGGACGTATGAAGGTGGAATGCCCTCTGTGGGACGAACCAAGGTATATGGACGATGAACTGGAACTAGTTGATGGTCAATACGTTATACTTAGTAAGAGAGAGAATGTCCTAGACATACCAGATGATTTTGATATGTCTCCATTCTTTCAAGATACTAAAATCAATTACGAACAATTAAGGGGACATTTAAATGTTATTACTAAACGGGTGTAGTTTCGTATGGGGTGACGAACTCGAAGGTTTCGATACCAACCCAACAACACATTGGCCTCATACATTTGGCCACCAACTTGCGGAGAAACTAGACATTGATTATGATAACATTGCTGCGTGTGGTAACTGCAATCAAAAAATATTTCGAGACACGATAGACTACTTGACTACAAAAGACGTACCGTCACACATGGTGATATTGTGGTCAGACCCCATTCGAAAAGAAACGTTACTTGAAGTCACTGAAGAAGACGAAAAAAGTATGCTCAAGGTTCCTCGTTCTATATCTATGACACAGTGGCACGAAAATCGATTCCAAGACCTTGAACTCTCTATGTCACCACGTATTGTTCAAGAATTTTCTAACCACCATATATTCAATGAGGTCAAGACCTTTAAACGTGATAGAAGAACGGTTGACGTATACCTATCTACTTTTTGTACAGGGATGACCCATCAATTATCACTGATGTTGGCGATGCAGACTTTATGTGACAGTATGAATATTAAGTTGGTGCAGGGTATATTCCATAGGAATGCTCGAATTGAACTGGCCAAATACCTAACAAGGATTGAGAGACAGAAGGAAACTAGTCAACAGGTAAAGGATTGGAGACTCTGGGTCTTTAGTGTACTAGAAAAACTTCGACCTGAGTGTCAGGTTGGATTGAGTGAGGGTGATGATAAAACCCTAAGAGACTTTCAGGAACCGAGACCACTTAAAAAACAAGGTCATCCAGACGAACAAGCGCACAAAGCATTCACTGAGTATATTGTGGAGTTATTCCCGTGATTATAGACCGCAACATAATCAATAAAGACCTGTTTATTAATGACATGAATCAGGAAGAGTTCTTTATATTGATAAACAGATTTAAACATATGTTATTACAGAGTGGGGTGCGGAAAGGAGAGGTCACCACAATTGTTATCCCCAAAGCAGGGCCACTTCAATTTGCATCTATGTTTGCGTGTTTGGAATTGGGATTACCTCTATGGCAGAATTCTGAAGCACTTTGGGACATGGATGATAAGACGATTGAGTTTATCGACAACATGAGTCCCGAAGACAAATCAAAACTACCCGTCAATAGAATCGCATTCTTTACTGAAAGTAGTATAGAGTTTCACAAAAAATTCTTCAATAACTGGGACTTGTACTGGAATAAACTAATAATATCGTGTCGCAATTATTTGCGTGTTCAAGACCTACCCAACGAGTACGATGACATACACCCTTGGTCAGTAGATGAAACTGACACAGCTTTTATTCAAAGTCAAAACTTCTGGAAACAAGAAGTTAACCCCTTCACTTACATATCTCACAAAGAGTCTATCGAACACTCACTACCATTTGTTGAAACTCACCGAAACAAACGTGTAGGTATTACAATGTCCTACCACCACTACAATGCGTGGGAGAGGAACATACTACCATCCTTTATGTCATCCAAAGTCATCATACCTTTGGCAATCATCTCACCCGACTTATACGGTCATCGTATAGCAACTCAGTTCTTCACGAAGAGAGATATATCTAAGTTATTGGATGTTGATATTATGTACTCTGCCGAATCTGATGCTATGGAGATGGCCTTTAAGACCATGTCTAAGTTAGAAAAGGACTTCTCTACTCCACTGACAGTGATTCTCCATGACAATCAAGACGTTATCTCTACTAAATTAAATGTAAATTATTTGAAATAATGCTTGACAAAGGGTGCTGTTGTTGTTATAATAAGTACTTAGTTAATCGAGTTGAGAGAGAAATATGATTGAAGTTGGTGATGTTGTTTATTGTAACTGGGGTGCGATGCATCCTACCGAAGAACTTGCTGTTACCAAGATAGAAGGTGACCGTATGTGGTGCGAAGGTGGTTTTACCATGTTGCTTCAAGACCTACGTACTATGGACGAGAACTATAGAAGTCCTATCGGTGTCTATTTATTATAAAATAATGCTTGACAAACGTTGCTGTTGTTGTTATAATAAGTATATAAAATGAGAAAAGGGAAAGAAAATGTTTAAAGAACTTCAAGAATTTGGTGACTATGTCAATAGTTTTTACGGTCAAGGTGGTATCTATGCCAAGTCTGACTATGCAACCGTCCAACAAATCGAGACTGCAATTATGACTTATATGTCAAGGTTGACTGATTTAGTCACTTGGGGTGGCGGTGACAGTCTTGATAGAGAAAGAGTTTCTGTCATTCTGACTGATGAATTAAATGTTAATCTTTACTAGAAAAGTGTTGCCAAACGCTGCCCTTGTTGTTATAATAAGTACTTAGTTAATCGAGTTGAGAGAGAAATATATCATGGCCTACGTATCACAAGAAGAGAAAAAAGAACTTGCAGTCGAAATCAAGAAAGTCTGTAAGAAATACGGATACAAAGTATCCTTAGCAATCCGTCATCATAGCACTCTTGTTGCTAAAGTGAAGGGTGCAGAAGACCTGATGAAAGGTTACTGTGACGTTCAGATGACTCCAAATAAAGTACTAAAGAGAGAGTTGAACGGTTACAACAACTTCTCTGTTGAAAGAATCCTTGAAGAGTCTGCAAAGTGGGGACATGATGTTAACACTTACTGGCATTGTGAGAACTACTGTGAGAAAGGTGTTGCGTTCTTGACCGAGTTAAAGTCTGCAATGGAAGGAAAAGACTACTTCAACGATGACGATTCAATGACCGACTACTTCCACAGAAGTCACTACACAGATATCAAACTTTACGCATGATATAGATAAAGGATACAGAATGAGTTTTAGTTACGAACAAATTAGGGAAAGGGAGAAGGGAATCGAAGCTTTAGTCGAGTCCTGTCAACAAGAACTTAATGAGTTTCCGAAGGTTGGAAACGAAGAACAGGTTGCGAGTGTGACATATTTACTTGGTGAATATGAGACAATGTTATCGGAATTTCGTCAACATTACGGTCTGTGAAGAATTTATAACGTATATATAATATTATAAGAGAGTAAAAAATAATGGAAAAAGAAGTATTTGAAATCTTCGAAGATTTCACTAAACTAACAAACAAGAAAGACAAAGTTCTTTTCTTACAGGAACAGGGTAATCTAGTACCCGCAGTAAAAGATGTCATTCGAGGTTGTTTTGATGAACGACTATCATTTGTCTTACCCGAAGGTAGTCCTCCGTACACTCCAAATAGACCAGAAAGCGTACCGTCATCTTTAAAGATGTTGCATCGACAATTCGGTAATTTCGTGGTTGGTGCGAGAGCGGGACAACTATCTAAGATGCAAATCGAAAACCAATTTATTCAGATGTTAGAAAGTATCCATGCAGAGGATGCCCTAATAGTACTGGACATGGTGGCAAAGAAGTCACCAGTAAAAGGATTGACTAAGAAATTAGTGTTGGAGGCTTTCCCCAAACTTCTATCTTAATTTTGTAATGTTCTTCTAACCCCAACTAGTAATAGAAACAAGGAGCACATATGCCAAGAAACCAAATAGAGAGATTGAAAAACGATAGTCGAGAACTTGACCAATACATTCACCGTCTCAAGAAAAAAGGACGAGACAACCTTGCTCACAAGTTATCGAAAAAGAAAACGTTCCTCAATCAAACTATTGCCGAGTACGAACAAACTCAACTTTCTCTAGCATAAAAAGGTAGGTGATATAAATCTCGTAGGGGGCAGCAATGCTCCCTTCGTCATTCTGGAATTCAATAAATATGTTATTAACAATGTTAAAATCGAAAATACACGGGGCAACAGTTACTCAGTGTGATTTACATTATGAAGGGTCGATTAAGATTGACCGTAATTGGATGCGTAAAGTCGGTATCCTTCCTAATGAACAGGTAGATGTAGTTAACCTAAATACAGGTGGACGTTGGACAACCTATGCAATTGAAGGTAATGTTGCGGAGATAGGTGTCAATGGTGCTGGTGCAAGACTTGCTATGGAAGGTGACGAAGTCATTATCATGGCATACTGTCAGGTATCTCCACTGAAAGCGAAATGGATGAAACCCAAAATATTAATACAGGATTTGTGATATGCCTTTATATACGATAGTAAACAAAAAGACCGAAGACAAACAGACCGTGATGTGTTCTTACGTTGCGTTACAAGAAAAATTGGTAGAACTTGGTGAAGACTGGCGACAAGAGATTGGCGCTCCAGCTCTTATCACTCAATCGGGTTCAGTACTCAGTAAGACATCTGGTGATTTTCAGAATCTTATGGGTAAAATTGCTAAAGGCGCTGGTGGTGATAGAGAGGGGGTGAATATTAAATCATGAGTATGAAACGTCTAAAGATAGACCACTTGTTAACATATCAACCCATCACCGAAAATCAAAGACTGGCATACGAAGCATTCAAGGAAGGAGACCATCTCGTTCTTTGCGGTTCTGCGGGTACTGGTAAATCCTTTGTTGGAATGTATCTCGCACTACAGGACGTACTTGATAAGTCTTACGAACAGAATAAACTTGTTATAGTAAGAAGTGTTGTTCCTACTAGAGAGATGGGTTACCTGCCCGGCTCAGTAGAAGAAAAGTTCGCACCCTATACCGCACCCTATAAATCTATCGCTACCGAACTCTTTAATGAGAAGATGGCATACGATATTCTGGAAACACAAGGTGTCATTGAGTTTGTATCAACATCGTTTATACGTGGTACTACTCTGGACAACTGTATCGTGATGGTAGATGAGATGCAGAATCTCACCTTTCACGAACTAGATTCAATCATCACAAGGGTAGGTAAGAATAGTCGTATCATCTTCTGTGGTGATTACTATCAGTCTGACCTAAGTAAAGAGTCGGACAAGAACGGAATACTTCACTTCATGAATATCATGGAAGTGATGAATAATTTTACAACCGTGGAATTTGGATGGGCGGACATCGTTCGTTCGGACTTCGTAAGAGACTATATAATGACAAAGGATATGGTTGAAAGAAACCTAATCAAATAGAACTGTAACGATAGATAATAACATCTGTCAAATTTAGGAGAAGTACCATGTGGGCATTCATATTAATCGCTTTACTTATTGGCTCAGCTAGCAACAAACAACTAACAGAAAAATGCGAAAAGGAAGTTAAAACCAATATCGCAGATAGTATGTACGAGTGTACAAATTACTATCGTACTAGGTTGAAGTAAGATGAAATTAAGTAAAAACTTCACACTCAAAGAGTTCACAAAGTCTATGACTGCGACTCGATTGGGTATCGACAACACACCTGAAGGTGAACATCTAATAGCGGCACAACACCTGTTCACTCAAGTCGTTCAACACGTTAGAGACCATTTCGGTATCACCCGTATCAATTCGGGTTACCGTTCCCCTGCACTGAACGAAGCTGTAGGTGGGTCTTCACGGTCACAACATTGTAAGGGCCAAGCAGTTGACTTGGAATGTGATAAGGCGGATAACCTTGTTGTTGCACAATGGATTAGGGACAACCTAGAGTTTGACCAAATCATCTCTGAGTTCTATACTGACGGTGACCCATCATCTGGTTGGGTTCATGTGACATATGTGAGTCCTGAAGAGAACCGTAAGAAGTGTTTGACTGCACAACGTGTGGACGGTAAGACACAGTATTCGGTTGGTCTGCCTGAGTGAATCTAATATATCAGTACATGATTACCAACGAGGAGACCGAAAAACGTCCTCCCGTCCCTCAATACAAAGAGGGTAGTCGTTCAGAACTTTATCGTGTAACTGGTGACCTGTCGGCAGAATCCTTTCGAATCTATGCTGATAAGATTGGTTGCAAACATCACTACTCAACTAACCAAGTATACACCAAAGGTAAGACAGGGTCAACTGTTTTGTTGTTCGAATGTCTACGTATGATATATGACCCAATGTACGATGAGTACGATAAGGTTGCATTCATTGATTCGGATATCATCTGTAACACAGAAGAGAATATCTTTGATGAGACCAATGGTTACGATGTGACAGGTGTCTTTGAGTCTGAGATTAAGACTGCAAAGGGTGGTGGATACAATACTTGGGACTATAGTGACAAGACTAAGAACGAACTAATAACCAAGTATAAACGTAATGGTATACCAATTGTACCCACTGAACCTCCGTATGAACCGTCTTGCGTCACTACCTTCAATACTGGAGTGTTGGTATGGACTAAGGAAGCACGTCTGAAAGCACGTGCCGAGTTCGACTCATGGTATGATTATATGGTTGATGGAGACAAACACGGAGACCACTTCTGGTTGAACAACGACCAACCGTTCATCTCTGGACAGTTAACCAAACACGGATTTAAGATACAGAGTATTGACCAGAAATGGAACGATACTCCTACTCACTGGCCTGATGACCGTGGGTATGACATGAACTTCCTCCACTACACTGGGGGTGGCAATAAGGTTGTTATGCTGGATGATTGGAAGAAAGGTAAATTTAAATATCTTTGACGCTTGCCAAAACTCTCTCTTGGTGTTATAATAAGTACCTAAGTGAGAGAAACATATGAATAAGGAAGAAGAATTGAACAAAGAATATCACAAGGTAATACTGACCGATGCAGACGGTGTACTCCTGAACTGGGGTTACGCATTTGATGTCTGGATGATGGAGAGAGGTCATATCTCTAAAGAACCCCTCGAATACAACATCGCAAAAATATATGATATTGATAAAGCACTCGCAAAGAGATTTGTAAGAGAGTTCAACGAGAGTGCTCACATGGGATTCGTCCCCCCTCTAAGGGACGCAATACAGTATGTCAGAAAGTTACACGAAGAACACGGTTATGTGTTCCACTTGATTACTAGTATGAGCAAAGACGAGAACGCACAGAAGCTAAGAACAATGAACATTAAGAAGTTGTTCGGTGAGACTGCGTTTGTTAAGTTCATCTATCTGGACACAGGTGAAGACAAGGACGAGGTGTTGAGTCAATACGAAGGTACTGATTACATCTGGGTTGAAGACAAGGTAGAGAATGCAATTGCTGGTAAGAAGTTCGGTCTAGAGAGTCTGGTCATGGAACATGGTTACAACATGAACAATGAAGAGTTCCCTCTAATGAAGAACTGGAAAGACGTGTACGAATACCTCGAAGGATAAACGACTGATATATACCTACATGAAAAAAAGATATGTAGGTTATTCAGAGTTTTATCACGATGGCGGTCTCGCCATCATTCAAGATGACGGTACGGTTGAGTTCGCATCTCAGGCGGAACGTTATAGTGGCATTAAGAATGACGATAGAATTCCCGATGAGATGTGGCATTTTATCACCAAGGAAGACCACGTCACTTTCTACGAAGATTACGAACTACGTAGAACTAAGATGGGCGGAATCAGAACCTTTGGTATGGGTCAAATAACGGGATTCGCTGGCCCGAAGAAAGAATTCACTGTTAAACAAATTGAATTATCTGAGTTAAAAACCCCAATGTATGGTCAGTTGTCATTCGATGATTTTAATATGCATCACGAAAGTCATTGTGCTCTAGCATTCTTTACCCGTCCTTGGGAATCCAAAGAAGATACTGTGATGGTATCCGTTGATGGTTCGGGTGAACTCGAATCACTCTCTATCAAAGACCACAATTTCAATACACTACACACCATTCAATGGCCTCAATCCTTGGGTACAATCTATGGTGGTGTCACTGCCGCACTCGGATATAAAGTACTAAGAGACGAATACATCATCATGGGACTTGCATCCTACGGTGAGGTTAATGACGAATTATATAATATACTACACAACTGTTACTACTGGTTTGAAAGTGACCACGGTAAAAATGTACGAATGAATGTAGAGTTCGCAGGGTATTGTCTTGCAGAAAGTCAACTGTCCGAAAAGTATGCTGAGTATGAAGACAGGTTCGCAAAGTTTATAAAAGGAAGTGATATTACTCCCGAAGACGCATCTGCTACTGTGCAGAAGTTCTTTGAAGTTGAAGTGATGAAGATAATGACTATTGCACGACAGTATGGTAGTAAGTTAGTGTACGGTGGTGGATGTGCTCAGAACGTTACTGCGAACACCTTAATCCGTGAACTGTTTGATGAGATGCATATCGCAATCGCACCAAGTGATTCAGGTAACGCATTAGGATGTGCCGCATACTCGTGGCATAAGGCAACAGGGGGAACACACCTAAAGTGGTCTCCTTACCTCGGACACAACATAGACCGTGACATAGACCCTAAAGAGGTCGCACAATACCTTGTAGATAACAAAATCTGTGGTGTTGCGAATGGTCGTGCCGAATATGGCCCACGTGCTTTAGGTAATCGTTCATTACTCGCAGACGTTCGTTCCGATATCAATGACACTGTTAACAAGATTAAACGTAGACAGAAGTTCCGACCCTTTGCTCCGGCAATTCTATCCGAACACGCAGACGAATACTTCTCTGGCCCAATGAATGAGTATATGCAATTCACCGCAGTTGCTAAACACGACTACTCTTCGGTCACACACACTGACGGAACCGCAAGAGTTCAGTTAGTAAAACCAGATTGCAAATCAGTCTTACGTCAGATACTAGAAGAGTATTACAAATTAACGGGTGTTCCGATGTTACTAAATACATCTTTAAACATCCGTAATAAACCCATGGTCAATACCGTAGAAGACGCTATTGAGTGGGAAAACAAATACAACGTAAAGGTATTCTAATGGAAGATAAAAAAATAAAAGATTTTCACCACCCCGCAGACTCAAACGGAGACGGTATCGTCTCGGCAGAAGAACAAGCAATGTACCTTGAGTTCAAACGAAAAGAACTCGATGACCAAGACGCAATGCGAGACGCACAACGTAAGATGACATGGTTCTCTTTGTTTGGTATGTTACTATATCCCTTTGCTGTAGTTTTAGCTAGTCTAATGGGATTGACAGAAGCACAATCGACACTGGGTAGTATGGCACCAACGTATTTCGTAGCAACTGCTGGTATTGTTGCTGCATTCTTTGCTGGACAAGCGTACACCAAAAAGTAATGGAAAAAGTCAGATGGCGTGGGACATGGGGTGTCGGTGATTTTATGCACTCACTCAATGTCTGTCACAACTATTGTTTCTATAATAACACCAAGGTTAACTTGGAGATGCATTGGCAACATGATGAAGATTACCGACATCATCCCGATGACCCCGAAACTATTATAGAGAGAATGAGTTGGATACATGACCAGTATTATCGACAAGATGATGTTGTCGTTACACACGTATTTAATTCTGACCTATTTCAATCTGGGAACACAAACCCTGACAAACAGAAAGACCGATTCTATTTCGACTCTAACGCACACGACCCATCTAGTGCGCCACCTAATGACTGGGTATTCAAACCTGAAGTATATCTACCTAAGAAAAAGAAGATAGTCATCTGGACACCACATTATAACTCAGAACCTCCAAGAAGATGGAAAAGGTTCTTGACAAAAGATGATTGGGCTGGTATAATAAAGCTATTGCGCTGGAAGGGATGGATACTAGTAGAATTAACTTATAGAACTCCTGTAAGAGATGCGTTCAAACAAATACAAGAAGCTGACTTCATCTTCTGTTATGATGGTATGTGGCATTACATTGCAAGAAACTTTAGTAAAGCTATGTTCATTCCATCTTGGGAAGGTATTACTAAGTATAATACTCCAATGGCAATGACTAGACCCAATAGAGAAGGCGTGTTAGATTTCATACAAGATGGTGGTGAGGGTTTCGAACCCAACCTAACTAGAATGAAAGACAAATCAAATGACTATATAAAAATGTTGCAGGAACGATATTATGACAAATGAACCAGAACTAAAACCATTATTCATTGACAGAGCAGTCATAGAGATTGTCGGTGGGTGTAACTATAGTTGTACTATGTGTCCCCAAGACTTACGGGTAGGTGGAAGAAGTAAGAACTTCAGACGCATGATGAAAATTGATGAGTTCGAAGGTTATGTTGCTGATTGTGCCAAACATGGTGTGAGAGTAATTAACCTAGATGGTTCGGGTGAAGCCACGTTACAGAAGAAACTACCAGAATATATTAAAATTGTAAAGAAGTATGGTGCTAAGTGTTTTATCTTCTCTAATGGTTTTAAGATGGAAGGCAAGTACATGAGAGATTGTGTTGATGCTGGACTAGACTTCTATAGGTTCTCCTTTGTTGGTTCTAATGAAGAAGACTATACCAAGTGGATGTACAATGCCATAGGTGGACACTACGCACAGATAAGACGTAACATCGAAGAGATGGTAACGTATGTTAATGAAACTAATTCCGAATGTGTCATCTCAACCTACCATCTCATTACAGACAACGATAACATCGACAATGAACTTGCAGAGTACAAACAGATAGTTGAAGAACTAGGTGTTAAGACTGAAATATGGAAGATGCATAATTGGTCTGGTGTACAAGATATCTCGGAAACGGGTATTCGTCACGGTGAGATTAAAACTTGTGGTCGCCCATTCTCTCCTGATGTTGTCATTAGAGCGGGTGGTCTTGACGGTAAGAAGGGTGCAGTGCATCCTTGTTGTCAAGTATTGGGACGTGATGATGAAGCTGTACTAGGTCATTGTTCAGAGAATACTATCGAAGAAATATGGAATGGCCCAGAGTACACGGAACTACGTGAACAACACACTACTGGTAACTACCCAGATTTCTGTAAGGGATGTGATTTCTTAATCGATGACCCCGAAGTATTAGTCTACACTAATCATGAACGTGACTTAATGAAGATGCACGGAACAGAGTTCGACTTAAATGATTACCGATAATCTATGGATGATACAGATACACGGCAACGAGGTATCACAACATTATGCAAAACAGTCGATTCCTACATGGGATTGTCATGTCAACCTCTTTGATGCATACACCCCAGAAGCAATGCCTGACTACTTGAACTTTGGTAAGTTCTGGGGTCAACGAGAGTTTAGTGAGAGTGAGAAGGCAGGGTTCTACAGTCACCTAGAGTTATGGCAGTTGTGTTTCATGGAAGACCGACCTATTTCTATCATAGAACATGATGTGGTGCAATGTAAAAAAGATATGCCTATCATAGGTAACTTCTTTGCATTCGCAGACTTCGAGGATGAGAAAGGTTGGAGAAACTATTCCACTAGATTCAAGGGTCATCCATACTGGGGAACAGACGAGCCACTGTGTCCTGTCACACACGCATACTACATCACTCCCGATGTTGCGGAGGCATTATTCTACGCAGTCACCCTAGACCCCATCACTAAGTTCGTGGACGATTATATGTGGGAGTTCATGGGTCAAGACAGAGACAAGATAGTACAGTATTCTAATCCTATATACTATGAACACATTGGAGGCACGATGGCCCATGAATAGAATGATATATCAGGTTTC